GAGAAGCTCCCCGGAAACCTCAACGCACTCGAAGAGATGGAAGGCATGACCCTGGGGTGGGTGCGTGAAGGGCAGGGTGTGCTGACGGAAAGTTTGATGGATCCCGCCTGGTGCAGTGATGCATTCCTGCGCTGGCACGGCATGATCCTGAATGCCGTCAAGGAGGAAGAGAAGGCGGCTGTCTCTCGGGGGATTATCAAAGAGGCCCTGAACCGGGTCCTTGCCTTCTTCGACATCCGGAAAGAAAAACTCGCGTTTATCAAGAGCACACGGGAGAGCATCGGGTTGAAGCTCCAGTACGCGGGCATCATCGAGGGCTCTGAGAAGGGCAATATCATCATCATGACGCAAAAACGCGGCGACGGTAGCCCGAAAGGCCAGGGACAGAAGGCCGAACCGGGAGAAAAACCCAGGCTCCAGATGGTGCTGAAGGGGAACAAGCCGGACAATGCCCAGTGATCTCATATTCGATCTAGGTCCCACCCAGGCGGAGTTTGTCACCTCCGATGCCCATATTGCACAGGTCATAAGTCCGATGGGAGAAGGAAAGACCTTTTCGGGCATCGCAGGCATGATATATCACGCACAGCGAAACAGACAGGCCCTCCGTTCAGCCCTGATCCGTGACACCTTCCAGAACATCAAGACATCCACCATCCCGGACATCCGGGATTGCCTCAAGGAGTGGGTGCGCTTCTCGGACGGCGGCCGGGCCATGACCATCATGAGCGAGCCGAGGGTCCATTGCGACCTGTTCGGGATAGATTCCGAGGCGGATATCAGCAAGCTTCAGGGGCCTCAATACGGCTTAATATGGCTGGAAGAGCCTGCGCCCATCTACGAGAAGGCGAATGCGGGGCTGCCGATTGGGGTGTATCGCATGGCACTTGCCAGGGTTGCAAGGCAGAGCGGGACTATTCCAAGGCTACAAATCACGCAGAACCCGGCAGACGAAGAACACTGGACCGCAGAACTCGCCGACGAACCGCACGAATACACGCAGATTTTCGATGAGAACACGGGTCAGTGGGTGACGGTCTATAAGGAGACATTCCGTATCCCCAGGGGTGAGAACAAATTCCTCTCCCCGATTGCCAGGGCCATGAACGAGGCGGCATTCAAAGGGGACCCGGGCAAGTATCAACGTTATGTGCTCGGAGAAGAGGCTATGGTGTCACAGGGAAAGCGCGTGACGCAGGCCTATGACCACAGGGTTCACTTTTCGCCTAAGATCCTTCCTGTGTTGAAGGGCGAGGCCATTCAGATGTGGGACTCATGGCTGGACGCGACCTGTATCATTGCGCAGTATAACCCTCTCGGCCAGCTCGTGATTCATGACGTGCTCCTCGAGGAGGGGCTTGGTCCGGAAGAACTCATCGAGGAGAAGGTACTCCCGCTGCTCAATATGCCCAAGTACAAGGACAAGGTCAAGGTGCAGAGCCCGTGGAGGATCATAGGCGACCAGAGCATGCGCAATCCTGATCAGTCGAGCGCAAGGCGGAGCGCGGCCCGTTTGATAGAGGGGGTTTTTAAGGCGAGGTTCGAGCCGGGTCCTGCCCACTGGCACGCCATGCGCAATGTGCCGAACCAGTGCTGTAGGGCCAGGACACCGCAGGGACATCCACTGATCCTGCTCTCACGGTCTGCCACAAAGCTTCACCGGGCATTGAAGGGGGGCTGGCATTACAAGACCGATCCGAGCGGACGCATAATGGGAGATAAGCCGGACAAGAACATCCACAGCCATCCAGGGGATGCATTTGCAAACGGCCTGGCGATTCTTCATCCGCAGAGGAACGAGGAACAAAGGCCGGGGGTTAATCCCAAGGTTGCGGGTAAGCTTGCCCGCAGTTACGGCGGCGGTAATTACAGCCGGAGAGTTGCGGCGGCGGGCGGCGCGATCGTGAACCCGTTTTGAGGGGCAGGAAGAATAGGACAAATTGGACGAATAGGACATATTTGAAGAGGGAGAAATGGGGGGAAGATTCGGGAAATACTGGGAGATGACAACGGGGGGGCCGTACAGGGATGACCCCTTGTTTTCGCCGCGTGAGGTGTTCAAGTGTACGGGCTGCGGGGCTGAGACAATGCCGGAGAGGGGGTTTAACGGCGAGCCGAATCGTCACATCTGCGGGCCGGATTGCAAGATGGAGCACAGCGATCTGCGAATAGGGGCGAGCGAGGCGTTTATAGCCAACTATCAGCAGATTGACTGGAACAAGGGAAAACAAACCTCTTTTGCGAGAATGAAATAGGACGGACAGGGAAGATAGGACGAATAAGACCTATAGGACTTATAAGTTAAAGGAAAAGAATAATGGCAGTGCCTGTACCGAGAACAGATACCGATGATCCGACCGAAGAGTTGATTGCCCGTCGCCGGGAGATCGAGACTTACGAGCATAAGCCTCAGGAGATGGACGCTAAGGAACTGGCTGAACGTGAGGCGGCGGCCAAGGCATATGCAGGCGAGAATGAGGCCCACTTTGTGAGCTATGTGCTTGACTGCTACGATACCTCTGTCGGCGCATCGGGATATCCGCAGGATTCAGGGCCATTGCTGGAATGTATATGAGGAAAATGAGCCTGTTACCTATATGGAAAAAGAGGAGTGGCAGGCAAAGACCATTGTGCCCAAGCCTTTTCAGACCGTGCAGTTCGGGGCCGCTGCGATCAAGAAGGCTTTTTCTCCCCAGTTCCTGACCATCAAGAATGCGAGGGATAAGGTGTCTGAGGCGTTCTGGCAGAAGGTGATGGAGTATTACCTGAACGAGCAACACGCCAAATACGTGACCCAGTTTGCCGATGCCTGTCTTATGGGGCTTGCCATCGGGACCAGCCAGGAGATGATTCCGAGGTTTATCCCCGGTAAAGGGCTGGAATTCGCCCTGGTTGAACCCTGGAAGATTATCCGCGATCCGGATGCCGTCCCCAGGGACCCGCAGAGCGGCATGTACTGGGTTCACGAGGAATGGCTGGACTATTACGTGCTCAAGGAGGCTGAAAGACGCGGAAAATATGTTCAAGTGGCTGCCTGCGTGGACACATCGGCAGGGGCAAATAACAACCCGCTCACCACGCAGGAGGCGATTGCAACCAGAAAGAACATGATCATCGAGCGGTCAAGGTTCCGCAAGATGGTGCTCACGCGGGAATTTCACGGAACGGTACTTGCTCCAAGCGGAGAGATGCTTTTACCTGCAGCGCGGCTTACGCTCGGTTCTAACCGGGTGATCGAACTTCCGAGGGCCATTGATGGGGATTACCGGTTTCCGGGGGTGTCGTTCTCCCCTCTTCCGCATCTTCTGCGCTATGACGGCAGGGGCCTGCTTGAGGGGGTGCTTTCCCTGTGGGAAGCCATGAATAACATCTTGTGTCTCCACCAGGATTATCTCCAGTGGCTTGTTAACCCTCCCCGCGAGATCAACGTGGACGGGCTGAACGATCCCAAGGACGCCAAGATTGTGCCCGGTAAGGATATTCTCGTAAAGGATACGCCGAACGGGCAACAGGTGATTCGCATAGAGCAGCGCAGAAGCCGAACCAATGACGTGCTGGCCCAGCTTCAACACTATGACCAGTTGTTTCAGCGAGGCACCTTTGTGTCGGACAGCGTGCAGGGTATGCCCGGTTGGCGTCAGGATGAACCCTACCGCCTGGCGGCCATGCACCTGGACCAGGCCCTGGGGGTATTCGGGCTGATGGGGGGCAACGTAGAGGTCGGAGCCATACAGTCCATCACCCTGGCGGCCCAGGTGATCAGGCGGTTCGCAGGGTATAAGGATTACCTGGAGATCTTCTCCGAAGAGGAACTGAAGAAGATAGGGGTTCAACCTGATGCCGAGGCCCCAAGCGGCGTGAACGGCGTGCCGGAGTTTGACGGGACGTTTCATGTGAGCGGGATACAGGCGCTCATGAAGGATTCGGAATGCCTGCGAACCATCCGCGAGATGATCATCCCTCTTTCGGGTAATCCGCGATATGCGCCCTATATCAACCCTTTTCGGGTGCTGAAGGCAATAGAGGTGCGCACCAACCTGGGGGATGAGAAGATCATTGCCACGGATGAGGAGGCGCAGATTATCGAGGTGCAGCAGCAGTTGGCTGCGGCCAAGGAGCAGGAGGCCATGGAGAAGGTCCGGGACCTTCAGGAGGCCCTGGGGGTTACGGAATTGATCAAGGCGATCAAGGAGATTCAGGGTGAGACAAAGAATGTGCCTGAAATGGCGAAGAGAATCATGATGCTCGAAGGCGGGCGGAAGAACGCGGTACAGGGGGCGGAATAAGGGTATGAAAAGGATTATTGCAGGTCTGGTAAGGCGATATGAAGCTCGAAGCTCAAGGCTCAAGGCTCAAAGGGAAGAGGGCTTGGCGGCCGTTGCGAACGATGGGCGACGGATCATG